ATCATGGTGATTTAAAATATAAAAGTGAAATACAAAACAAAAGGTATGGACAGAATGCAACCGACCACAAAGGCACTAGATAAATCACGCATCAATTGTAACATTTTTTTCCTTCAAAACCTTGTCGCTTAACATGGTACCATTATAAATCAAAGCATACATCTCGGCAACCTCTTTGATGTAAAAACACAACACTTTACCGGCCGAGAAAATAACTGTATATCGCATCATGGGGTCCATTCTACAGATTCTGGTAATAATGTCAAGCCCTGTTGTTATGATGCAACAGTCATGCTAAAGTATATAGTCTATAGTAAAAAAGTACTCATTTTTTTGATGTATACTAAAAGTTTTTAGTAATAAAGTATTACCTTCTAGTACAGTAACGAAAAAGTTTTACATAATAAGCAAACTCCCGTGGGCAATTTTCGGGGTCAGGCACTTTATAATTATAAAATTTTAAAAAATCTTCAATCACACTATCGGATATCATATTCAGGTCCAGGTCTCATATCAAATTCATCTTCCCTATTGAGGGCAACACACTTGCAATATCTTTCAGCAATTTCCAATGTATCGAAACTGATTATGTGGTTTAGTGTTCCGTTATAATGCACTTGTACCGTAAATCTGTCAAGATCATCTGGAAATATTTGTGTGACTTTTTCTATCTCACCATTTTGTGCCATGATCGTATCCTTCTAAAAAATTATCGTAGTCTCGTAAATCTCTTACGTCCGGTATAGATACGGACCATTCTTCTTCATCCAACATATAGTCCAATTCACCAGTTCTAATTGCTGACAACTTTTTGGATGTAGCGATACCTTCTGGTGTGTTGTAGTATTCTCTGGTCTTTTTCTTTAGGTTTAATTTCTGTTCTGGTGTAAACGTTCGGCCGTTACCGCATGACCTTGAACAGTAGTCACCTTTTTTGCGATGTTCGGTACCACACGTAGGACAAGACTTTAAACGATATTGATTTGGCATAAATTACATTTTTTCATTTTCAATCTGCCACTTGTAGTGTTCTTGTAATTTTTTCCATGCCCTTACTACAGGTTCAGGCACAACCAATCCATACTGTAATAGTTGTTGGTCGATCGCATTTGAAAGTTCTCTCGATAGTTTAATTTCTTTTTGAGTACCAATATCATGTGTTTCAAAATCGTTCATTGTTTAGGCTCCTTTATATCGATATGCACAGGAGGTTTTCTTAGAGTTTCTTGTATAATCGAAACCAAGTCTTTTCCGGTTTTCTTCCGGTTTTCTTTTTGTTCATTGACCACTTTACACTTGACCGGATCCATCCAGTCTGGTAATGGTTCATCATCTGATTCGCCCCAAAAATTATTCATTTTCGTTTGACCTTTCTTCTAGTCACATAATAGTCTTATAAACGATTCGTACATATTTAGACCAACCGATTCGGCTTCAATTTCCCATGGTTGTTCAAAATAATCTATACTATCAGCATTAACCTTAGACCCACGCCAGATATCCATTTCTTCAGACAATTCACCTTTTGCATATTGTTTCACGTGAACCATTTCGTGTGCTATCGTTTTGATCTTTTCTTCTGGATCATCCGAACGGTTTACCTCAATTGTGAACGATCTTGGTAAACCTTTATCGTTGTAATCTTCAACGATAACGGTGCCTTGCATACAATCCATCTTAACGAATCGAATATCTAGGTCGATATATCTTTTTAATTGGTGTGAAAATAATATATTGGCAAAATGGTTTATTGCCTCCAATTGTCGTTTGCTAAGTTTTCCAGTTGGTTTCATAATATAATTATAACACAATTAAACTAAAAAATCAAGCGTTTTTTTATCGTTACAAATCAACAACTTACAATAATTCGTGGGTTTGACTCGGATCTAAGCAAACAATTAGATTAATCAAAGTACAGGCTTCATCTTCATTGTTGAAGTATCTGATTATTGTTTGACCTGTATATTGTGAGACAATGGTCAATAATAAAAATGAATCCCTAAACTGGGAAAATTTTATTATCCAACCATCTCTCACAACAGGTTTCCACACTTTTGTTTTTATTGCGTAGTGTAAATATTTTTGAGTTGGTACAGATTTGATATGCATATTACTATGTATGCAAAATCATTTTTCAAAGTCTGAACCCAATTTTCTTTTCATATTCTTTGGTCCAATACTCTACATCATTTATCGTTTGCACATTTTTTGATGCAAGGTAGTCATCAAGTTTGTATGGATTAAATGAAAAAATGCGTTCAAAGAATGTTCCTATTTTTTTTAACATGAACACTCCATTTTCCCATAAAGCATTAGTTCTTTGGCTTCTTTCAATTTACCCATTCTGGTCAGTTCTGCTGCAGCCCTTGCATATCCAATCGATTGCATTGAACACATAATTTTACACATTATTTTTTTCATTTTATGACTTTACTCCAAATGCTTTGTTGGCATCAAAACTGTATGCCAATGTGCCAAGAGCCATAGAATAATTCCACGTGTGTTCTGCGAGTTTTTTCGTAAAATTAGTTTGAGTATTGATAAAAGTATTTAAAGTCTTCTTGACTTCATCGTTGGTGACACAAGTTTTGACAAATTCTGTTTTTGCGTTCTGTACTTGATCGATGACGGTATTAATAGTTGCTAACATTGTTGATTCCCCTTAGTTAAGCGAGTTGTTTGATATGACCTTTACAGCATCATACATGTATTTATATTGCAGTGCAACAAAAACCTAGTAGAAACACTAATATATTTTAGTTTTTTTTCATTTTTACCGGACTTATTGCGATGATTCGTTATAAGTATTGGTGCTGCTTTTAGATAATATATGGTCTTTCCTAACCCTTACCATTATCCAATCATTGTACCATCTGTCCGATTCTAACACACGGTTGTCCATCTGTTCTTTTAATTCTAGGTAAGAACACTCGGACCGTGACTTGCAAAGGTGCAAGATTTCTCTAGTAAATTTCTCTTCACCATTGTTGCGGATATCTTCTTGGAGGCGTTTATTACTGCCCCAATAGGTCAACCAGTCTGATGGTTTTCTAACCTTTTTCCGTTTGCCATTTTTTTGTTTGTATCCGGATTTAGAGAAAAATTTCTTTCCGATATACTTTTTACCATTATCAAGATTGGTGATGCAATAGACATATCCGTAAGCATCACCAATCATATCCTCAGTAAAGTCCTGTTGTTTATAAGTCCAAATCATTAATCGTCATCTTCTTCAGTTTCTATATTATCTACTTCAAGTATATACTCAGCACAAAAAGGACAATAACTCGGACTGTCCTCAACATCATCTTCATAGTATTTAATTATAAACTCAGAACTACAATTATCACATATGTGGTGTAGTGTATTCATTTTACTCCTTTCAGGCCGCTTTGCCCCATACATCTTCCCAGTTACCCTTCAATGCACCTTTGGCATAATCAGTCACACGATTCTCAAAGAAATTACCATGAATGGGTGCATTAATCATTTCTTCAACCCACGGTAATGGATTTTTCTTGCGTTTAAAAATACCTTTCATACCCATAGAAATCAATCTACGGTCACAAATATAACGAATATATTCTTTAACTTCTGCTGGTGTTAAGTTTGGCATATCACCCATCTCAAACGCCAAGTCGATGAATTTATCTTCCAGTTCTACCATTTTTTCAGCAATCACATAAATTTCGGACTTCAATTCATCATTCCAAATTTCTTTATTCTCTTCAATGTATGTCCTAAACAATTTGATCATTGATTCGGTGTGCATAGTTTCATCCACAATCGACCATGTGACAATCTGGCCCATACCCCGCATCATACCATGGCGAGGGAAGTTCAATAACATAATGAACGAACTAAACAATTGCATACCTTCAGTGAAAGCAGAGAACACGGCAATATGTTTTGCTGTCGATTCTCTATCACCGTTTTTGTTACTTAGATCCAACACATAGTCGTGTTTATCTTTCATCTGTTGATATTCGAGAAACTGATTGTATGTTGTGTCTGGCAATCCAAGTGTCTCAATCAAATGTGAGTATGCAGCAACGTGTAGTGCTTCTCTGGCTGCGAAACCTAACAACATCATACGAACTTCTGGTTGTTTAAAATATGGCAAATAGTTTTTAACGTAACCGCCTGCCACGTCAATATCACCTTGTGTAAAGAAACGAAAGATGTGTGTGAGGAATTGTTTCTGACCGATTGACAGTTTATTTTTCCAATCTTTTACATCTTCGAGCATAGGCACCTCACTGTGTAACCAATGTGCCTGTTCGTGTTTCAACCAAGCATCATATGCCCATGGATAATGAAAAGGTTTGAAAGCGTTTCTTTCTGATGTAATGTCCGATTTAGTTTTTACCATATTATGTTCCCAGTCCTAAAGATTCTTGTAATTGTTTTTGTTTCATAAAACCATTCAATCGTTTTGTTACGTTACCATTCTCATCAATCAACAGTAGAGTCGGTACGCTTCGGATGCCGTAGTGTAGTGCAGATTCCGTATCGTTGTCAATATCAATCGATTCAACAGGATAAGGAAATTCAATTTCTTCCATAACTTTCGACAACATCTTACATGGTTGGCACCAATCGGCATAAAATTTTATTAACTTCATTTCTTTTCTTTCTTTATACATTTAATTATTTGTGCGGGCATATCCAATTCCCACCATTTGACTCTTTGATTCCAATTCTGTGGGTTTTTGTGGTGATTATTGTGCCACTCTCCGCCTAGCACACCCACAATTATATTGTTTGATGACAGGTCATCCGTTTCAAAATTTC